AGCGGGTCGAGCTACTTATACGGTACAGATAGCAATACGAATACAATATTCACTACAGCTATATCTATTTCGAATAATATTCCTGTCGCTGAATCTATCTATTGGAACCCAGTAACTTATTATGATTATGAAACTTCAGTAAATGAAAATAATAAATCTATTAAAATTTTAAACAAATCATATTCTACGCAAATTTCAGAAGAATTGAAAACCCTATTAGGATAAATTATGGCTGGAACTTCTAATGATGTTGCTGATGTCGAGATCCAAAGTTTTGTTATTTTCGCGAACTCTGGATTAGGAACATTAGATTTAACCAAAACAAAATCTTGGACTGCATCAATATATCAAAGTATTTTCACGCCATGCATGGTATGCGATTTTACTATTTTGGACACAAACGATCAAATTGGAATATTAAAATTATCTGGTGGTGATATCGTTAATTTTAATATCAAAACACCAGGTGGCGTTGTTGCTTATTTTCAATTTGTTATTGATAAAATTGATGCAATTAATATGAGTGGATCACAAAAAGGAAAAACATATATTTTTAAATGTGTTTCCCGTGAAGGATTGTTTGCTAAACATACTATTCAAAAATCTTATAATGGTAAATTATGTTCTGATATTATTACTGATATACACAAAAATTATCTTCGAAGTCAAAAACTGTTAATCGTTGAACCATCGAAAGGCCCGCAGCAATTGGTTTTGGGCTCTGGTATTGAAGGGTCAAAAGAAAATGCATGGACTGCAATTTACAAAGTTAAAAATGAATCTATATCGAGTTTAATTGATCCATCATCAAATTTAAGTTACTCGCTTTATACGTTTTTTGAATCTTTACAAAATGGTAACCAAACGTTTATGTTTAAAACCATTGAGTCAATGTTTACACAAAAATCGACCAAAAATTTTCAACAGTCAGACGCTATTAATACATCAATAAACAATCGAAAAGATAATAATATTCTTTCCTATAAATTACCAAGACAGGCTTCTGCTACTGAAAAAATTTCTATTGGTGGTCCAGTTGCAAGAAAAACATTTAATCCAAGCACGTTAATTTTTACAAACGATATTCTATCCACTGATACAGAAATTATCAATACTTCAGAAAATTTTAATCAATATTATAATTATAAAACTCCACATTATGTTTTGATGCCAGTTGATTATTATATTCCATTAACTGGTAACCCAGAATCGATTGCACAAAAACAGGCGAGGCTTGCTTCTTATTTACAAAATTCTATTAAAATTAGAGTTCCTGGCGATATAATTTTAACTGCTGGCGCTTTAATAAATTGTTTTATTCCAAATAAATTAGCCATTACCGGTCCACGAAAAGCCGATCCATTTTTATCGGGTGATTTTGTTATTTCAAGAATACATCATAGGATTGGATCTTTTAGCGAATCACCAAGGTATACTTGCATAATCGAAGGCTTGAAAGGAAAATATAGTGGCTGATCATAGCTTAGGCGAAAGTTTTTCTTGGTGGTATGCAAAAGTTGTTGACGTAAACGACCCAAAACAATCTGGCCGAGTTCGTGTCAGAGTTTACGGGCATCATGATGACGAAACAAATATTCCAGATGCTGATCTACCATGGACTTTACCGATCCAGCCAGTAAGTTCTGCAGCTATCGGTAAAATCGGAACAGCGCCAGTTGGTTTGGTACCAGGTTCTATTGTCGTTGGTTTTTGGTCTGACTCGTCAAGACGTTATCCAATTATATGGGGAAGTATTGGTAAAGCAGGCGATATTATTCCAGGATCGACAGAAAATGGCGCCCCAAGAATTGATCCTGTTTATGGTAGCATACCTGGTAGTGCTCAAGGAATCCCAAACAATCCTTACGCAGCAATCGCTTCAACTAGGCAATTATTGACTGATAATATTTTTTCTACTTCAAGTAGTAAAGGTGTTGTGATTACCAACGAAGTTAAAAAAGGAATGCTGAATGCAAAAACACCCACTACTGCTTCAGCTGACAAAACGGATAAAAGTGATATTATTGATTTAATAAAATCAATTGATCCTACATTCTCAAACGCTTCTTTAAAATGTTTAAACCTTTCTTTTTTTAATATAAAAAATCTTTTGAGTTTGGCAGCTGGTATAGTCGGAAGTATTGCTGGGCAATTAAAAAACCTTTTTTTGAGTGCAATGCAAAATGCTATATTGACGCTTGCCAAAAAACTTGGAGTGTTCAAAGTATTAGCTGCAATTAATGCAGCTGCTAACGCTATTAAAGAAGTTGCTAATCTTATCAATGCATTGAATATTCAAGTTTGTGGAAGTAATTTATTCAACCAAAAAGGGTTTGATGCAGTAAATGGTTTAATGGCAGAAACAGTTCATGGCCTAAACACATTAACTGCAGGTATCAATTATGCATTAGTCGCACCAACTGCAGTTGCAAATAATTTGTTTGACAATCTTATAACAGCTCCTCTTGCCAGCGTAGCCACATCTTCAACACCAGTCCCACCATCAATATCTATATTACCTCCGTCGAATTATGTTCAACAGTATTCTAGCTCTGACCCATTCCCTGGATTTTTAACATTCGCAGATCCAAGTGGTATAGGAGCAAACGTTTATACTCCAAGAAACGGTCAACCAAATTATACTTCAGCTACTCAGCATATTTTATTTGAAACTCAAAATAATATTCTTTCAAATCTTGAATCAAAAATACTTGGTGGGGATTTAGGACCAAGGGGATTAACTTCATTGTTTAGTGGTTCTTCTGCTTTTGCTCAGGCATTTGCTGCTAAAAAAGTGTTTGGTGAAGGGTTTGCTATTGGTGGTGCTGCTCTGCTTATTACTTCCATTGCAGGTAAAACTGGATCTGCTTTAAGAGATCTTGGTGTTGATATTGGAACGGTTTCTTCAGTTCAACCTTCTCTGTTGAGTTCGAGTACAGTTAGTTCTGCTGTGAATAAATTTGTTACTTCACAATCATTATTAAATAGTCAAAGATTTAATGCAAAAATAGGTGTCGGTGGTTATTGATGGTAAATAAAAATGTTAAACATCCAGATTCTTCTTTTGCTGCGCAGTATCCTTACAATCAAGCTACCATAACTAGATCTGGACACGAAATTGATATTGACGATACTCCAGGAGCAGAAAGATTAAAAGTATCACACACAGCAGGAACTTATATTGAAATCGATTCTTTTGGTATGTGGACCCAGGTTGTTGTTGATAAAGCATATATGTACTATAAAGATGGTGTATCAGAAACAATTGATGGTCATAAAGATGTTAAAATTGCTGGCACTTTAAATGTAAACGTCGATGGTTCTGTTTCTGAGCAAACTGCTGGGGCTCATAGATTTGGTACTGGTGGTGATAGCGTTAATATTATTGGTGGTAATCAATCAACACACGTTAATCATAATAGAATAGAAACAATTGACGGTTCTTGTTTGACTTCAATTGAAAAAGATAATCATTTAGATATCACTGGTGATTCTGTTACACACGTTGGTCAAACAAAAACTGATATCGTTGGTGGTCTCTGGGCTGTCCAAGCATCAAATCAAGGTATAGATTTGCAAACTCTCGGAGCGTTTAGTATTAAGTGTTCTTCTTTTAATATCATAACACCCCAAGGAGTTTTGTCTATTGGACCGAACGGTATTTCTTTAAATGGAACAACTATAAATGTTACTGGTTCTGGACAAGTTACAATGGAAAGCACAAGTGGAAATGCTCTTGTAAAAAGTGATAATGGATCAACGACAATTGCTGGTTCTAGCGAAAGTTTCACTCTTAATTAAAGGTATTTGAAATGCAATTTAATTCGCCATCAGGTTTGCTTTTAAACGGAAATGTTGTTATTAGCCAAACTTCTGCGCTATCAGCAAATAATTCTTATGGCCAAAATGGTCAAGTATTGTTTTCAAATGGGACTGGTGTATATTGGAATAGTCCAGGCGCTATTGGTGTTGGTGCCACAGGAGCTACTGGTGCCACAGGACCAGCAGGAGCAACAGGAGCTACTGGTGCCACAGGACCAGCAGGAGCAACAGGAGCTGCTAGCACAGTAGCTGGTCCGACAGGACCAGCAGGAGCAACAGGACCAGCAGGAGCAACAGGAGCTGCTAGCACAGTAGCTGGTCCGACAGGAGCAACAGGTCCAGCAGGAGCTACTGGTCTACAAGGCGCTACTGGTGCCGTTGGAGCAACAGGACCACAAGGCCCTGCTGGTTCCGGTTCTGGTTCTGGAACAGTAACACAAATTACTGTTAATTCACCACTATCAGGCGGAACAATAACTTCTACTGGAACTATTGGTATTGGATCAAGCACAGGCTCTGGCGCAATAGTTTTAGCAAATAATCCCACCTTATCTGGCGCTACATTTAATGGAAATGCAACATTTTCTTCTACAACTTCTGCATTGTTGTTTCCTTCGAATGCTGGTGATGCTTCTTATCAAAACAGAATATTATATGGTGTTTCTGGGGCTGTTACCGCTGCTGCTATTATTTGGGAATATAACAGCGGTGCAACTAATTATTCATATGGCGTTTATGATAACAATGCTTATAATTATAATGGTTATAGTAGAACTTTTGGTTATATGTTTCAGCATTTCGCAAATAGTTTTTTTCAACTTGGTTATGGGGCTTTTACAGGAAATAGTTCTGGTGTAAATGCTGCTTCTTTTAATGTCGGTAGCTCATTTGTTGCTAACACAACATTATTATATACTTCCAACAAAGTAGGCATCGGAGTAACTGCTCCTGATTATTCGTTGGATATGTATGCTGGTAATTTAGCTACTGCTGGAAATTCACAAATTAAATATGCAAAATTTTCTTCTTTGGATGGCAATTTTGATTCATTATTAATAACAAATACAAGAAATCCAAGCGGTGGCACTAGTTGGACTTCAGCAGGAAGCCGCTTGCAACAGTATATTGACGCTACTTATATGGCGTATATTTCTTTTAACAATTCTTCAAATACTGTTCAAAATCTTGGTGGTATAAGTTTTGGAACAGGAACTAGCACTATTGGACCAAATGCTATTCCTGAAGTAATGAGAATTAACAGTTCTGGGTTTGTTGGTATCGGCACAAGTTCTCCTGGAACAAAACTCGATGTGGTTGGAGATATTAGAGCTACTGGAAATATAAAATTTGCCAATTCAACTCCTGCGTTATCCTTTCCTTCAAATGCAGGTAGTAATTATCAAAACAGAATATTATATGGTGTCGGCAGTCAGCCTGTTGATACAGACTGTTTTGCTGCTCTTATTTGGGAATATAGGACCATAACTAATTATTCATACGGCATTTATGATAATAATATCCGTGATTATATGTTTCAGTATTTTTCAAATAGTTCCTTCCAAATTGGTTATGGAGCCTTTACAGGAAATAGTTCTGGCGTAAATGCTGCTTCTTTTAATGTTGGGTCTGATTTTACTGCCAATTCAACATTATTATATGTTTCCAGTAAAATAGGTATAGGAACATCTTCTCCTGCTTATTCTCTTGACGTAAACGGTTCAATTCGAGTTAATAACAATATAATTTCACCAAACATCACACTGACGCAGGCAACTCAAGCCTATGTGCAGCGATCTGACTACGGCGGTATCGGCATTTCCAATGCAAGTGGCATCCTTGCTCAATTTCATGGCCCAGCATCTGGTACAAATGCTAACTTTTTAGAATTTGATGCTACGCTTGCTGGTAACGCTCCTCGTATTATAGCAATCGGTTATGATACAGATATTGGGATTAATATTACTCCAAAAAACGCTGGCCTCGTTTATATGCAAGGAAATGCTAGTATATCAGGTAGTTTAGGTATAGGAACATCTTCTCCTGGCACCGCGCTCGATGTGGTCGGAGATATTAGAGCTACTGGAAATATAAAATTTGCTAATTCGACTCCCGCATTGTTGTTTCCTTCAAATGCTGGCAGTAATTATCAAAACAGAATATTATATGGTGCTTATGGTAGTAGCACTGATTGTGCTGCTGCTCTTGTTTGGGAATATAGCGGCACTCCGGTTAGTGGCGCACCTAATTATTCATATGGCGTTTATGATAATAATTCTTATACTATTAACGGTAATATAAGAAACCCTGGTTATATGTTCCAGTATAACTCAGATCGTTCTTTCCAAATTGGATATGGGGCTTTTACAGGAAATACTTCTGGTGTAAATGCTGCTTCCTTTAATGTCGGCACCAATTTTATAGCTAATACAACGGGTATTACTGGGACTTTACTTACAGTTTCTCAGCCAAATATTACAGCAAATAACTCTACTTATTTTGGTGGCGTATCGCTTTCCACCATTCAAGGGTATATAACTGCCAATGCTGCTACT